GTTATGGCATAGTGTTGAACCTAATCAATCAAATGATATAAGGATATCAGTAAGTTTTAATTTTATACAAGATGGCTTTCAATAAATATCAAGTAATTAAAAAAGCAATTAGCTACGAACTAGCTAACTTTGTATTTAACTATTTTCTTCTTAAACGAGATGCTGTTAAATGGATGTATGATAACAACATTACCTATGATACAGGTATGTTAGGCACATGGACAGATCAACAAATACCCAATACTTATTCTCATTATGCTGATCCGGTAATGGAAACTTTACTTGTCAAAGTATTACCAGTAATGCAGCAAGAAACAGGTTTAAATTTAATTCCAACTTATTCCTACGCAAGATTATATAAAAATGGCGACGAATTAAAAAGACATAAAGACAGACCTAGTTGTGAAATATCAACTACAATAAATTTAGGGGGTGATCCTTGGCCTATATTTATTGATGGTACAGGAGCCAATTCAGTTATAGATGAGTATAAGAATATACATAAACCCGATGCACCTAAAGGCACTAAAGTCCTGCTTGATGTTGGCGATATGCTGGTATATAGTGGATGTGAATTAGAGCATTGGAGAGAACCTTTTGAAGGTAATACTTGCGGACAAGTATTTCTTCATTATAACCATGTAGATGGTCCTTTTGCAGAAAAAAATAGGTTTGACAGAAGGCCAATGTTAGGTGTTCCACCAATAAGGAATACATAAATGGAGTTATATGTTACAAAAATTAGGTTTTGCACCAGGGTTCAACAAACAGGTTACAGAGACCGGGGCCGAGGGACAATGGTTTGATGGCGACAATGTTCGTTTTAGATACGGTTCTCCGGAAAAAATAGGCGGCTGGCAACAATTAGGTTCTACTAATTTAACAGGTGCTGCTAGAGCTGTTCATCATTGGGACGACAATGCCGGAATTAAATACGCGGCTATAGGAACCAACAGAATTTTATATGTTTATTCGGGCGGTACATATTACGATATACACCCCATAAGAACTACAATTACAGGAGCTAACTTTACAAGTACATCTAGTAGTCCAACAGTCACAGTAACCGTTGGTTCAGGCCATGGTTTAACAGATGATGATATTGTTTTATTTGATAGTGTAGGTGGATTAAGTGGTTCAACGTTTACAAATGCAACTTTTGAAGACGTTAAATTTATGGTAACATCTGTCCCAACTTCTACTACTTTTACTATTACAATGGCGTCTAATGAAACAGGCACACCTTTAAGCACTGCAGGATCTGCATCAGTTTTAATTTATGAATCTGTTGGACCAGCACAACAACTTGGGGGACTTGGTTGGGGTACAGGTTTATGGTCAGGTACTTCTCCAGGAGCAGCAACAACAACTTTAGCCACAGCATTAACAGATACTATAACAACAACTATTGTTCTTGCTAACTCAGCAGCGTTTCCATCTGCAGGTGAAATTAGAATAGGTAGTGAGGACATAAGTTTTACAAATAATAATACAAGTACAAATACATTAACTGGCGGTGCAAGAGGTGTAAATGGCACAACAAAATCAACACACAGTATTGGGGACACAGTTCAAAACATATCTAGTTTTACTGGTTGGGGGGACCCAAACAACAGTGACCTTACTATTGATCCAGGATTATGGGTTTTAGATAACTATGGTACAACTTTAATTGCTCTTATCTACAATGGTAAATGTTTTAAATGGGATGCATCTGCAGCTAACCCAACAGCAACAAGAGCAACTGTATTAGCAAACGCACCAACTGCATCACGTCACGTATTGGTATCTACACCGGATAGACATTTGGTATTTTTTGGTACGGAAACTACAGTAGGTGATCAAACTACACAAGATGATATGTTTTTACGTTTTTCTGATCAAGAAAATATTGATGGCACAGATGCCTATACAGTAAAAGCAGAAAATAATTCTGGTACACAAAGGCTTGCTGATGGTTCTAAAATTATGGGTGCTATTAAAGGTAGAGATGCTATCTATGTATGGACCGATACAGCACTATTCTTAATGAAATTTGTAGGTGGAGATTTTGTATTTGCCTTTGAACAAGTAGGTACTAACTGTGGATTGTTTGGTAAAAATGCTTGTATTGAAGTTGATGGTACGGCTTATTGGATGTCAGAGAATGGTTTCTTTACATACGATGGTCAGTTAAAATCTATGCCTTGTCTTGTAGAAGACCATGTCTACGATGATATAAACGCTACATCTAGAGACCTTATTAATGCAGGATTAAATAATTTGTTTGGTGAAGTAAATTGGTTTTATTGTACGGCTGCATCCGATCAAATTGATAGAGTAGTTACTTATAACTATTTAGACTCATCTCCTAAACGTCCTATATGGACAACAGGTACTTTACCTAGAGCAGCGTGGCAAGATTCTGCAGTCTTTGATAAACCACACGCAACTTGTTACAAACCTGCTGATGATGCATCATCAGATGTTATTGGTAATACGGACGGAAGTACGATATACTATCAACAGGAAACAGGGACCGATCAAATTAATGCAGGCGGAGCCGTAACTGCTGTAATTGGTAACATTATTTCTGGTGACTTTGACATTACTCAACGTAGAAGTAACACAGGACAAACTGTAGGAATGCCTGACATTAGAGGAGACGGTGAATACATTATGAGAATTAGTAGATTTATACCAGATTTTATTTCACAGACAGGTAACACTGCAGTTAAATTTAAAACAAGATTATATCCAAACAGTGGTGAGACCACTACAAGTTTTACTTGTGACTCTACTACAACTAAAAAAGATGTAAGAGTAAGAGCTAGACAAATTGCATTAGAAGTTGCAAACACAGGCACTTCTGAAGATTGGAAACTAGGAACATTTAGATTAGATATACACCCAGGAGGAAGAAGGTAATGGCTACAGACCAAGAGATACGAGACGCAGGTTTTAAATATATTCCACAACAAAAGTATTTATTAAACCCTTTTGAAATACCAACAACCGATGACAGTGGCGACGGCGGCGGTGGCGGTGGCGGCGGCGGTATACCATTTACAGATGCTGGAAATAATTTTAGTGTTTACAACCCTGACCCAAATTCAATTGCAAATAAAAATTATGATCCTTATCGTTATAGAAATGCCATAGAAAATTCTTTTCTTTATGGTGGGTCTAATGCTACAGATCCAAAGTATCTTAATCAATCATTTGATCCTTCTGGAAAAATAGCTAACGCACAAAAAAAATATAATGAGTTTCAAACCGCTCCTTATCGTATGGGGATTGATACACCAGTTGGACAAAGACAAGCAAAATATGAAAGCGATTTAAACGAGATGATAATGGATAACCAAGAAAGATATCGAACACAGGGGCAATACGAAACTGTACCTAGTGAATTTGCTTACAGCTCACAGACAGAATTAGATAAATTTAAAGATAACTACCCAGAATATTTTGCATCAACACCATTAAAAGGTATACCTGGTGCAATACAAAAATATGCAAAAAATAGTTTTCTAGGAAAAGGTTTTGGTGTGGCCAAAGATTTTTTAAATAACATACTTCCAATAAACAAAAGAGCAATATTAGAAAATGAATTAAGTGGCCAAGGTGTAATGGTTGATGACATTGGACGAATTGTTCAAGGTGAAGGTGCTTACAATACCGGACAAAACATTATGGCTGGATATAATGCTGGTATGATAGATGCCGATACTATTCAAGGTAGACTTGACACCATTAACGAAAGTTTAGGTAAATTTGATAAGTATGATCCAAATTCTCCTCAATTTGATGTAGATAAATATAATCAAATGAAAGATAAAATAGCTGCTTTAAATGAATTTGCAGAAATAAATGATATAGCAAATATAAAAACTGACTCCATTATTGACAGCGAAGAAGAAGAAGATAAAAAAAAGAAAAAAAATATTATAGAAAGATTATTTCTTAATACGAAAAAGAAAAAAACAACTGATACTACTACTGATGATACTACTGATGGTACTACTACTGATGGTACTACAACAGGTGGCATGTACACAGGAGATCCTACAGGAAATTTTGCTAACATAGATAACAGCGGTAAAAACTACGGTCCATATTCTAACAATAATTCTAGTAGTACAAGTGGTGGAGATCCTTATGGAGGAGGTCCTGGTGGTGTTCAAAGTGGTATGCCATCTAGTTCTCCAACTAATGTTGGCAATCCTTTTGGCTATATGGATGGTGGTAGAGTCTATTTCTTTGACGGTGGTAGAGTAAATTTTAAAAACGGAGGACTAGCAAGTATATTATAATGGCAAAAATTGTACAATCATTAACTAGAGCTGAACCAGAATACAATCAAACTAACTTACAATCATTGGTT